GCGATTTTGTGGGCATGTTCATTACCCGTTGGCGACGCGATAATCATAAGCACACTGATCCAGCGCGCATAATCTGATGCGTACGCAACGGGCAGCGCGTTTACCAAGTCGCTGAGAAACGCGGCGTCCGCATCCGCGCCGACGAGTTGCGCGAGTTCCTCTTCAAACCCGCGCACGATTGCGTCGCGCGTGCGCGATGTGTCGATATGCGCGAAGTGTTCATCGAATTGCGCGCTTTTCTCTGGCGAGATTTCCGCGCGTTCCTTGCGCAACCATGTGGGCTGTCCGCGAATGCGCGGTAGATACTGTGTGAGCGCCAACTCATACGCGAGATTGATCTTGATTCCGCCTTCTTCAACTGGCGCAGTGAGTCCCGCGCTCAACGCCGCAACAGACAGGGGAATTATGCTGTTGTCGCCGCCAGTGCGCACAATGCGCGCGGCAAACGCGAGTTCGTACGGAATCCCGCCTATCTTGCAAGATCCCACCAAATGTGTCGAAACACTCGCAGAGTTCTGATCAACCATTGAACCCGAACCAGGATATGCTGCATCGAGCGCGCCGCGAAACGCCGCGCATATTCCCTTGCGCTCGCTCTTGGTAAATCGCAACTCTGGAATGAGCAAATGAATACCGTCTTTGTAATTCTTGCGCAGTGTGTCGAGTGTAATGCGCGTTCTCTTGATTACGAATACATGAAAACCTTTTGCGCGCGCTTGCGGCGCCTCTGCAGCCGCGCTCGCGGCAGCCGCTGCGGGCGCCACGCGCGGATCAAATGCTGCGGATTCGCTGAGTGCCGCGGACTCAATATCGTCGTGTAACTTGCGCGTCATCTCGTCCAGGTCGCTGAAGAATGAGCGTCGCTCAGCTGCGACATCGCACGTCAAATCAGTGATGATTCGCGCGAGTGTCATTACGATATTATGAATAAAATCTCCAGTGAATATCGATGGTCCTGGCGAGTCTTGCTTGCGATCAAGATCAATCATGAGTCCCGCGGGCGAGTCATCGACATGCTCAAGAATATGGAGAACGCAACCATCGCGCCGACATGCTTCGATTGATTCGAAGTATTGTATCATGTCTTCCGGACCGTAGCGATATTTGCGCCCAGATTTGCGATCTAGGAAGTGATAATCAGTAGAATCGGCCGAAACGCTGCCGTTATTGGCCATAAATGCGCTTAGTTCCGCGAATGCATCACTGACGAGATTTACGGCATCTTCATCGGGTGCTGATCCGACCCCAGATGTGCTAGGCGCTGAAAATTCCATACCCCTGCGGCTATATAACCCTCTATAAAAAAATTTAAGATGACCATCAACTCCTCCGCGCATCGCCGGGCGCATCCGCGCGTCATAAAATCACGTGCGTATGTCATCTCCGACATTGAATATCATCTCATCCTCACAAAGTGACATTCGCGCGGTGATACCCTCGTGACGCCATCCAAATTTAGCGATGACAACCCCCGTACCCACTGCTTCCTCATCAACTTCATCAATCAAAGCTTCCGTCACTGCATCGCGCATGCGCGTCACTGACATCGCACCTTGATCAACCAAGCAGTTGTAAATTTCAGTCACATCATACATCGCGTCACCGATACTCGCGATTGCGCATCGCGCCCGCGCGCAATCGACAAGTGCGCGCGCACTCTGTCGCGCCGATCTTCGCGCTCTCTTGCGCATTCGCGCGCGCACTGCGAACACAATACGAATCGCAAGATTCACCAGCCACAAAGCGGCCGTATAAATACCGAAATATGCAACCATCACTTGCGCGAAATTTGAAGAGTGCTCGCGGGTATATACACAATTCGCGCGCGTTCCAATGAGTGACTCCGAGGGTGAAATAGAATATGACACTGCTGATGAAGTCGAGGTCGCGCCTGATGACGAAGTTGACGATGATCTAATCGCGGAAGAAGAAGATTATGATAGCGATGAAGCGACACCCGCGCCCGACGCGGACGCTGAGGAAGAAGACCCAGAAGCCGCAGAGGAAGGCGACGCTGTTGAAGAAGAGGTTGAGGAGGCCGAGTCAAAACCACGCGCGAAACGCGCGATTGCTCCAGCGCGCGCGGTTGCGGAACCCGGAATGTTTCTGGTCTCCGATCGTCCAGGGTTTGGTCGTGCTGAAGCAGAGAATGTCGAGGAAATCATCGTCGTACCAGATGAAGATCGCAGATGTTCGCATGCACTTTCGACGTTCGAACTCACTGAACTTATCTCTGTGCGCACCGCGCAGATCAGCGCAAGCGGTCCGACTGGCGCAATGGTAGACATCCCGCCAGAGTTAACAAACGCGCGCGACATCGCGATATATGAGTTGAAAATGCGCAGATGTCCGTTGAAGATTCAGCGGCTTGTTGGGCAAGATGTTATACCCGCGAGTAATGGGAAACCTGCGAAAGTGCGCAAATTTGTAGAGTTCTGGTCGCCGAATGAAGCGTGATTGCCGCAAAAAACAACCAATTGCTTGCGCTTTTTTAGTTGTGGCCGATAATCGTGAACGTTGCATCGCGAATGACTCCGCATTTGCAAACATAGCGCGTGATTGCGGATTTGCCGATGCGTACCAGTGTTGCGTATTTGCGCCCGCATTCACAATCGAATGAAACATGTTTGCCGGCGAGGTCGTGACTCGCGCGTTCTATGATAATTTCACTGCGTTCGGCTCCTTCTTCGCTTGAGCCGCCGAACCACAGCGTGTCCGAATCAACGCCCTCTTTCTTATTGCCGCATATCTGGCAGACAAATACAACGTGTACCGCGGCATCGCCAGAGGCAACATCGCGCTTCATATAAGCTTTGCAAGCTGGGCAGAACTCCATGACTCGGTCGATACTATATCTCTAAAAATTTGATTTCAACATTCAACTGGTTATATAATCACAGCGCAAACTGCGAATATGGCCAGCAAGGACGAAGTCGTGATTGAGGATGAGTTCCCGCAGGATCGCCAGTCAACACGCGCATCATCGCGCAGGCCTCGCGACGACATGGCTTCGGGCGTTTCGGATGTCCTCAAGTGGGTGCATAGCGGAGGCAACGGTCCCGCGCCTACTGACCAGAAGATGACGGAAGCCGGAGTGCTCGGTGCACTTCGCAAGACTGTGCATGTCATCAGCGATCTTCGCGCGACTATCCAGAAGGGGCAAGCGGACCTTGCGAGTTCCAACGCGGAAAATGCGCGCATTCGCGCATCATCTCTGATCGAGATTGAGCGCGCGCGACAGTCGGGAACACGCGCGCGATGCATTGCGGAATCCGAAGAGGATCTCTTCGGCGCGACTGGTGCGCAGACGTGCGGCCAACTCATGGCGATTGACGTCGCCATCCCTGGCGCACCTACCCGTCAGACGACGTATGTCAAGTGCATTCATCCCGGCATGCCAGTGTATGGTGGGCATTGCGCGGCGCACGCGCATGTCGCATGCGAGCATGTGATGAAGGCCCCCGCGACTCCCACGCAAGTCGAGATAGTGCGCGCACCAGCTCGCAAGCATAAGGGTAAGTCGTTTGCATCCGCGGCGGCCGCCAGTGTGACTCATTAGAATCGCGCGTCTTGCGAACTCTATTTTTTCTTGCATCGAAAAAACAGGATGCTGCATTGAGCATCGAGTATTGCAAAATGGGGATCGAACAGGCATATCCCAAGGTCATGAAATGTGCGATCAATGAAGATCAAAATCGCGCCAGCGCGTGGTTTTTCAGTTTCTTTTTTGTCGAAGCTTCGTTTTGATTTCTTTTTGACTGTTTAATTTTCGGTTTGTGTTCTTTTTGCATTTGTTGCATTTTGCTGCATTTTGCGGCAATTTTGTTTCGAACACGCGCGCTGACGCGATGGTCTCTCATGTGAGAGACTCAGGCTATCAGAGCGCTGGCATTTTACCCCAGCCGCCACCAGAATCATCTTCTCCGCCAGGTCCATCGTCACCACCTATGGCGGCAATTTCGAAGACCTGCGCTGAATGAAGGCATGATTGAAATTGGCCGGCTTGTCGTTTAAAGACCATTATTCACGTGTGTTACAGTCAAGGCAAATCGGCCCTTAAGTCAGATACAGTCAGCAACGCACACTCGCACACACCTTAATATATACAAGCTCCAAATTCGATTTTATGGCAGAGAAGCCCACCTACTTGAACCGCATAAACAACTATGCGATGGTCGTTAAGCTAACACGAGGCTCTAACGTCACTATATGCGGGTACCTTATAGAAGCCTTCGATGAGAAAGGCCCCAGTAAGGATGACGCACTGGTGACCTTTGGTGGACTTATCCCTTCGCATGATGGTGAGGTTCGCTTCTTGACTGTGCAAAGAAGCCAATTTGATGCAATCACAAGCAATGCCTTTTGGTATTCGGTTGAGTCGCGCGTGATTGAATACATCAACGATGCGCAACTTGACGCACTCTTTTACTTTCCGCCCGAAGTCTCACCAGCAACAAAGGCAAAATTCAAGAGACATGCGCTTTCCGCGCGCTACGATGTGAACATTGTGGTTGCGCACATATACTGGCTCGCGGAATACTCGCGCGTTGACTCAGCGCATATCCCGTTTATCACATATTCATGGTTGCGCCAAGACTTGCCGCGTCTTGATACGATCGTGCGCGATGTTGAAACAATAACGGATCGCGCGAAGTTGATGATCGAGACAATCAAGCATGTCGTCCCGCGTCAAATGATTGTCATCAAAGTCATACCTCTTACCGTCAATGAATTGCGCTTCATTGGTGATCTTCGTTTCCGTGTATGGCGCGAAAATTATGTGCAAGAGATATGCGGTGCACTTCGCCGCGCGAATATCACGAATGGCTTTACATGGTACTGGCCATGGGGACTTATTCATGATATCGATGACGAAATGTTCGAAAACCCATTCGTAATCGCGCGATTCCGCAGAAGTGAGGTCGTCAATGCAGTATCGCAGGGCATTGCAGCCGCGCGCACAATGGAAGTCGCGGATCCCGCGGCGTCCGGAATGCCCGCGGGTGCAGACACGCGCGAGACGCCCGCGATTTTGCATGAAGAATTTGATTCTGCAATGGAACATGCCGCTGGCGATATTCGGCTTTCACTAACAGCGGTTGTCTTCACGAGTTATGCAATATCACAACCATTCGCTGATCGCGTACCCAAAACACTACCCGCACTTGAACAGATTGTATTTGACTGGTTCTATGAATTTCTCCTTTTGCATGAGAAAGTTGGCGCAATACATGCGGATGCTCACGTGCGCAATCTATGTGTGCGCGAGACTCCGATAACGCGCAATGTTATTATTGGTGATATGATGCATATTCCACACCATCAGATACTCGGTATGCTCATCGATTTCTCGCGCGCTATCATCAATCCATATAACGATTTAGTCATGGCGCGGCTTACTGTAAGCCCGGATGTTCTCGCGCAACGTCAGCGCGAATACCTAATTGGTTTTGTTGCGCAGTGCTTCCCGGGAGATGTAAAGTTACTTCGCGCGGCTGAAGATCTAATCACGCGTGACTTCGAAAATGCGTTCTGCGCGTTGTCCATTCTTGATCCAATATTCGCGCTCAATGCAGTGCGACACGAACTTACTGATGCTGCGATGCTCGAATTTGTCGACGGGTTACTCGCGAAATGCAACGCGCAATTGCAAGCCGCGATCGCCGCGCCGAAATGCGAAGAGTTCCCGATACGTCGTATTGTTCTAGAAAACTTCGGTATGAAGAAGGTGGACAAAGTGATCACCAAAGGAAATCATGTGTATGATGTAACAACGAGACTTTCGACTGATGATATGCTGAATATAATGACAATAGATGATCCGCAAGGCATCCTTGCGAAAATAAAAAATTGAATTCGGCGTTCCGCTAAGATATAATCACGATCGTTCCTGAATCTGACTTTGTCAGCGATGGAAGATCTAATTGACGGCCTTGGCGATATGAGCCTCGATACTCTTGATCAAAGCGACGCAGACCTCGCGAGTGGTGAATACGTACTTTGATTTTCTACTTTTTTGAATTCACACATGCTAAACATAATCTGCATTCTGACTCTGTCAGCGATGGAAGACCTCGACGATAGCTACGGTGATCTAAGTCTCGACACCCTCAATCAAAGCGACGCGGACGTCGCGGGTGGCGAGTATGTACTTTGATTTTCTCCTTTTTTTGAATTCACACATGCTAAACATAATCTGCGTTCTGCTTTGTCAGCGATGGAAGATATAGATGATACCTGTTGGGATCAGAGCCTTGATACTCTCAACCAGGGCGACGCAGATATCGCAGGTGGCGAATATGTACTGTGAAAAGTAGTGCAAAGTGTTACTTACCGACCACGATTAACCGGATTTTCCGCGCGGGACGCGGGATCATTTTTTGCAACAAAAAACAACGCACATCGCGCATTCTTATGCGGTTGATTGCGCCATGATGCGCTGCCTGTATTTCGCGGCGCTTCTCTCGCATGGTGAGGAAAAGCGGATCGTCTGTCGTACACCTCCGCCCACCTGCTCGCGCGCGAATAGCATATCACTTGTCATCATTGGCGCGCATGCGCACGATTGAATGCCGGTTTGCTTATCAACCCAGCAGCTGCACTTAATGGCGTTCGGTGGCGCGTACATCGACGGTGCATAGTATCTCATGCCGCTCGAGCGCGCGACGAAGTGGCGCACGTTCGCAAAGTCGCGATCAGATTGAGTCTTGCTCATTGTATATTAGCGCATGCAAAAAATATGATCGCGATGAATCATTTATTCCTTCGTCGCATCGTAAATGAGATCGACGAACACCTTGAGATTATCTCCATTCATGTAACGATCGCGAATATTGCTATGCACGTGATCGCCGAATGCATTGATTGTGCCACCTGCGAGCAGCTTTTCACTCACGCCCTTCGCGATTGCCATAAGACGCGCGGATATCGCATCCCATGCTGCGCCGAATTTCTCACGACCCATTAAATCGCGCGCGTCACTGCGACGTGTTGCGCACGTACCATCAGCGCATCCAACAGGCGCCGACGTACGCTTTGCTGCGCGCATTTCTGCAGTCGTCAGATCAGTCAAGACGTCAATGATGAACTCCATTTTGGAGAAGATATCCGCGGCTTGCGGAAACATAAGAAGATGCGCGCTGCGCGAAATGCCATTTCCATTCGGCATTCCAAGAGACAGATAAGCGCGCAGATGCATGAACAGCGCGCGCGTGTTGTAATCAATACCGACAGTTCCCGCGGGGATGTCGTAAATATGCTGACGCACGAATGCATGCAGCGCACTTTCGAGATATACCTTGCGCGCCTCCGTCTTGTGCTCAAACACATAACCATAATTCAGTTCACTCGCGCGCGACCGCGCGAATGCATTGAATGAATCCGCGGCGCGATACTTGAGCTCGTCGATGTGTTCCGCGGCATTCGCGATTGCGCGCGAACTGAACTGTTTGATCCCCGCGATTTCCGGACCCGAAAGTTGCCAAATAGACATTGGATCTTGCGCGAGGAGATGGAAGTCAGGATGGCGGAATATGAATGAGTACGCGCGACTTTTATCGAGCGCCTCAGTGTTAATCGCGCCTCCCGAACACTCCGCGATTGCCTCACCGAATGTTTTTTGTCCCATCCAGCGATAATCGCGCGCGTCGTAAGACCGCGCAGTTGCATACAGCCACGAACCGATTCGCGGCGCATAATAGAGTGTCACCGATGTTCCATCAACTGCCGAAAACACATTATAATCTTCAACATGTTCGATGGCGCGCGCGATTGCCCCTTCATCTCGCAACATGTTGGGTGCGGGACGCAGAAGCACGCGGAAGTTATCACGCGCGTCGATAATGATTCCGGACACTTGCGCGACATTATCGATAAGTGCGAACATCCCATCGATGCCATCAGGACGCGCGACTGCGTCTTCATCCGCGATTGGATGCGCGATTTTGATAATGAATCCGCGCTCGACGAAGAACTTTTCGAGATCCGCACCACTGACCACATCGCCATGCAGAGTCTTGCGCGCGAGTTCGAGCACTTCATCGAGCGGCGCGGAACGAGTGCGCGATCTCGCAGATGCAGGCATCTTCATACCGGCCGCTTGTGCCAATGTGACCTTATGGGGCTGCGGAGCATGGCCGCGAAAATCGGAAGTCCTACGTCCAGACATTTTATGCTGAGTATATAAGAGATCGTCGTTTCTTTAGATATGATGAGCGGTGATGACGATAATCTGCTCGTCCGGGGTGATGAGTTCGCC